CGATGAAATAAAAGAGTTCTGATTTTTTGTTAAGTTAAGTCACATAAGAGGGTTTGTGAACAAGGGGCATATAGGAAGTGCAATGTTTCGCCGTTCCATATGCCCCCCGCTCCTATCGCCCTAAAAAGGGGGTCCGTTCGGCGGACGAATCGTTCCGCTGCGCTCCACTTGCCACCGAAGTGCCCCCTTTTCTTAACGGGCTGCTGGAGCCCGGGCGGGGGGCATATAGGAAGTGCAAAACAAGTACAAGATTGCGAGGTAAAGTAAAGTCAAGTTTATTAATATAATTGACCAGCACCTTCATGCCCTACGGCAGAAGAATCTGGCATGACAATAAAACGCTTATTATAGATGATTCCACAAGAGTGAGTGGCTAAATTAGCTACACCATAGGCAACAGCGGCAAGAGGACCCACAACATTTCCATTAGTACTAGCACCGGTCTGTTGAGGTGGGGTATTCGCTTTATAACAAATCAGAATGCAACGAGTAACACCTTTCTTAGCAACACAGCTATAAAAGTCAGCATTTTTGATAGCCTTATTAAATTTATAACGCTTATCTAACTGAAGAGTCTGACCAGGGTCAAGAACATGAGTATGATGCTTATCAATACGGAAGTATCTTCCAAAATATTGGAACATAAAGGGATTGGCAAAAGGACTAGCTTCCGTAATCGCTTGAAACTGTTGGGAACTAGCAAATGAATATGCACTACCAACCGTATTTTCATAGGCAGCAGCAAGATGCAGCAAACCAGTAGAAGCATTTCCAAAGGAAGACACATTCGCAACAGGTCCACCAGTGGGACCAGCATCAATATTTCTAACACACGTGCATTCAAAGACATCGTACTTAATAGCAACAGTATTAAAATTTTGCAATTGATACTCTAAAAGATAACCATGAACATATCCGGCACCCAAAGTAGTAGGGTTAGCGTTACCAGGGTTAATTCCACCGGCACCCGAGGCGCCAGAAGCTTTGATCATACCAGTCAAAGCATTAGAATTACAGTCCATAACTGTTAAACCATCGCCAGTATCTGTATAATTACTATACAGCTTATTTGCGGCATCAGTATGATCGGTATATGGAGATGAATAACCATTACCGGCCATAATAGGTATTTCAAACCAACCCTGATTATCAGCTAAAAGGGAAGGCTGTGTGATAGCGTTTTTAAAAAGTTGTTGGAATTTGCTACTTTTATTAATAGCTTTAACAACTTTTTTGGCAAACCGCTCCCTTTTCTTATAATCTCTACGAGATTTCTTAGATATTTTCCTTACATGGTCCAACGTCGAATGACCGGGGGCAAACTGGGTTTCGAGCCCTGTAGAGGGATTTTCTTCTTTAACTCCTTTTTCGAATAGGCGTTTCTTAAGATGCTGCATACCAGCACGTGCAGCATAACGTGCAGCATGTGCAGCAAAACCCCCCAATACTTTTCGGTGGTGCACTCCGTGCTTACCATTTCGGTGATTAACCTTCATGATGAAAGTTAAACATTCCAACAATAAAAAAATAAAGATTTTTCAATAGTGATTTCCTATTTATAACAAAAAAAAACATAAAAAGTTCTGGCACAAGAGTTGTGAACAGAACACAAGTGGCTGGTAATACTAGTCAGCCACAATGTCCCAGTCTATAAATAAGGTGCAATCACAGAACCCATGATGGATTATTATCCAAAACATGGCATTTTCAAAAAATTGGGTTTTCACCCTTAATAATCCTCAGGAAGATTCCGAGACTTTGATGAATCTCCTGAGCCCTCTATCAGGCTACTGCATTTTCCAAAAGGAACAAGGCAGTAATGGTACTCAACACTACCAAGGGTACATTCAATTCACAGTGCGAAAGAGACTCACGGCCGCTAAGTCAATACTTCCAAGAGCACATTGGGAAGTAGCTAGAGGGAGTCCACAACAATGCAAAGATTATTGCAGTAAAGAGGAAACACGTCTAGATGGACCATATGAGACTGGACACATGACTGTACAAGGACAGAGGCGGGATATCGAAGATTTCCGAGATTCTATTCTAGAAGGTAAGTGCGACCTAGACCTTCTAGAGGAACATTGCAAACAAGTGGCTCAATTCCCCCGTTTTATTTCGTTTGTCAGAGCTGCGGCTTGCAAGCCGAGAAATGAGAAACCGACTGTCCGCTGTTTCATTGGAGCTTCAGGAAGCGGAAAGACCAGAACAGCAACCGAATTTTCAGGCATGGATGCCACGTACATCGTCTCCCGTCCTGATTCCGGAAGGCCGCTCTGGTGGGATGGGTACAACCCAACCACACACGTGTCCGTGGTGTTGGATGATTTCTACGGATGGCTCCCCTGGTCCTACCTCCTGCAACTGTTGGACAGATACTCATTTTCCGTCGAGATAAAAGGTGGTAAACTACCCTTCAACTCTCCGAATATTTTCATTACCAGTAATTCAAAACCAGATACCTGGTATAAGAGCATCCCGAACAACGACATGACACCGTTGTTAAGACGTATCGATGAAATAAAAGAGTTCTGATTTTTTGTTAAGTTAAGTCACATAAG